CAAGCAAGTCACCATCTCTTTACTTCTCCCTGCTACTAGCATATCGTTGGGATCTTTAAGAGGTAACTCTGCTATCCTTGCTTTGCCGGGTGTAAGAAGTGCTGCACATTCTGCTGCTCCCTTCCTACCTACATCATCCATGTCAAAGCAGAAGACTACTTGCTCGTATCGTTCTAACCAATCAATCGACCTAGCAATGTGTCCCTTTGCAGCTCCCGCACCATTAGGTACAGATACTACAGGCCACTTGTTATCCATCGCTTGACTGACAGACAAAGCATCTATCTCTCCTTCTGTTACTACCACTCGACGACCTCCGTCTCTCCACAGGTGCTGACCGTACAGGCTGATTAACTCCCCTCTTACTGCGAAGCTTTTATCTGCTCGCCTTATCTTCTGTCCGCAGGTCTTGCCGTCTCGTGTTTTATAGTTAGCTACTTGAACAGGTTGCCCGCCCTCGTTGCTTGTCCAATACCCCCACTTACGGCAGGTATCCTCTGTTAAATTTCTTCGTGCTAATGCTTCTGGTTTTCCTGTTAATAAATCAATAGTTGTGTGTGTTTTTTCTATTGTCACTCGTTGTGTTTTTTCTCCTCGGTTGTGTGTGTTGCAGACAAAGCAGTGTGTGCTACCATCGTCGTTGATTCCGACACCGTCAGACGACCCGCAGGTACTACAAGGTTGATGGGTTGCTGTAAAAGCCATTGGTCTGGTATAAGTTTATTTGCATATTTTATTCCTTTCTTTTCGCACCAACCTGCGTAGGTAGTATTCGATCCTTTCCGTATCTTGTTATTAGCATTTTGAAACACGAGCCGTATGTCTAACTGCGGATGCTGTTCACGTACTAACAAGTGCTTCTTCCTATCCTCCGTCGTCCATAAACCCTTGGCTTCAACGATGATGCCGTTAGGGAGTATGAAGTCAGGAGTATAAGTGCTGATCTTTTGATACTCGATCTGTAATGTTTCATACTTGTATCGAATACCACTACGCTCCAGTTGATGTGCGAGTTTTACTTCAAACCCGCTACGAAAACCGTTATTAGAAGTCTGCGGTCGTGATCGTCGCTGGCTCTTCTTGTTCTTCTTTGTTATCTTCGGCACTGAATACAGAGTCAAGGGTTTCACCACCATTCGCTACGAATCCTTCTTCCTCAGTAAATCCAAAGGCTTCAGCTGCTTGTCCGCTTACTCCACCATCTGCCAACTCAATGACTTGAACAGCTTGTAAGTCAAGTGATACACCAAACCCTAACGATGCTGTGTACCAAAAGTTAGGACGGAAAGCTGCATTCATCTTACTGCCTCCCCAAACTTGTACATCTTTCGGTAAAGGTTTACCTGCACTATCAAACAAAGCGATAGATAATTGGTAAGTTGTACCGTCTGGTCTACGACCTCCACCTTTAAGCTTAATCTTTACAAGAGTTGTACCGTCTGCTTGCTCATCAAATGGTTTCTGTGCTTGCTTGATTTCCTTACCGGGGTTGGCGTCCTGTACTTTCTGCAACTCTTCCTCGTACAACGGACGAATGGCTTGCTTTAACCGCTCGGCTTGATCGCTACCTACTACAAGGTCGCAGCTCCAAACTCCAAACTCAGCGTTGAATCTTTTATTAGGTTCATTCAAGTGGCAGTACTTAGCTGTTCCGCTTAACTTGATAATTTCATGTTTCTTTCTCGATGGTATACTCATGTTATATATGTTTATGCTTTGGTTATATTAGTGGAATACGTACATACATCTGCTTAATTTCGACACATCAAGTGTGCCAAGTTGAGGACGTTCAGATGGTTCCGTATCCTGTGTGATTGCAATCTCTTTACTCAACTCTTCTAAGAGATCACGGGAAAAGTATTCTTTGTATGTCTTTAATAACAGACGCTTCATTGCTTTAACATTAGGTGCGTGGCTACAGAAGCTATCGTGTACAAATCCAATGTCAAACTCCATTTCATCCGCTACCTTATGAACAACAGCTGCGTCAATGCTGTGAATATAGTTAGCTATAAAGCTACGACGAATGCGTTTCTTGTCTACGCCTTCTTCTTTTTTTACGTAACACTTATCAAGCAAACCGTTAACAGCAGTGTGAAACATTACCTTTTTATATCTGTTCACGACACTGGTAACGCTGCATCCGTAAGGTGTAGTCCACTGCAAAGCTCCGTCTCTGTATAAACTCCTTAACCACTTCATTAAATTCATGTGATTAGGTAACAGTTTATCCACCTCTTTATTTATTAACCGTGCCAAGAACCCAATAGCTGTAAGGTTTTCTCCCTTTTCAAAAGGTCGATAGCTTCTCTCTACTTGATCCTCATACACAGGTGTTAACACATCTATGCTGTTATAAGACCTAGCACCGTACGGACGAGCCATGATGATAGGCTTGGCAAAGGAGCGAGAGATACCAAACTTAAACCAAGCAGCTGAGATAGCACACTTACTTTTATCTCTCTTTAATATCTCCATTACTTTCTCAATGACAGTCTCATAGATGTCACCACAAGGTAAGTCAGGTACAAGGTTTACTTGTCGTCCTACTCCTTCATCTCTTAACAACAAACTCATTAGCTGTATGCCGTTGTTACTGGCGTCTTGATGAACCGGGTAGTAACTCATGTATCCAAAGCCTTCATCCTTCCACTTCTTATACTCAAAGCAGAAAGCTAACATACTCCAAGGATCTCCTGCTTCTGTCCACCACTGCTCACCTATCGGATCTTCTGCACTGGATACAATACATTCAGCCCGACTCTTTACCCAAGCTACTCGCTCCTCAAAGCTACCCTTCACGCCAAAAGCATTAGCACCTGACACAAGGATCCACTCAAGATCTTCTTCGTCTACGATCTGTAGGCCGTCACCAAACAGCAATAAGCTACGACCCAAGTCATCACCTTGCGGATTAACAAAGCTAGGTAACGGATACACCCGACCTCTGTAGTCTACATTGTGAGGAAAGTAAAAGCCGTCGGATAAGTTCTTGTTGTAGTAGTTGCCTATATAAATAGTCTTTGAAGTGCGAAACCTGCGACCCCGAAGCTTTAAGTTTGATTCAATAGCCCGACGCTTACGAGACTTCCAATCACTTAACTCAGTAGCGTCATCTCCCTCGTAGTAGTCTTCGATCTGTACCTCTTCGTTGTGTGGCATATTACCCAAGCACAAACTCTCCGTCCAACTCTTTGTTGCTACTTCCAGTACTTGCTTATTGATCTGCCACTTAACGCTTTGGATTTTATTAACAGGGTTAAAGAGCTTGTGCATATCCGCCACATCCTTCCTGTACTTTACAAAGGTAAGGTTCAACTCTCCGTCGTGGTCATAGCCTCCCACATTTGAACCCTCCCACTTACAAGGTACTTCAGGAGTGGCTAGATACATAGGCTTCATTAACTCACGCCACTTATCAAACCTGTGCAACCAGTCATCAAACTTCTTACTTGGACGGACGTGTTTTACGCTGTGTCCTATCTTTGCCTTCTTATAAAACAATTCAAACAGACCGCTGTGCATACGCACTTGTTCAAACAACCACAGCCCAAGCCCTGCTTTATGTCGTGGCTCCCACAGTTTAAAACGGATGAAGTCGTTGTGTCTCTCGTGCTTCTCCTCCTCCTCAAAGAATATCTCCATCTGTGAGCGTCGGTTACCTTTAAATACCTTCTGCTTCTTGTTTAACAGGTACTCATCCCACTCACCTCTGTGTTCTTCAAAGTAACGACGACGAGCGACAGCTTCTACAGCAGATCCAATGTTTACACCAACCTCCTGCAACTTAGGTAACCCATCCATCATATTCATCAAAGCTTTTAGACAGATGTGACCAAGCTCGAAGCCGTCGATGTCCATAACAAACATCAAAAACAAAGGCGGATTGTTACGACGATGGCTGTAAAACTCCAACTCTTTTGTTATAGCTTCTCCAACTTGTGGCAAGGTAGCCCTCATCACACGCTGGCAACTCTCAGTCTCACCACGTAAACCATTCTCACGAAACATCCGTTGGGTTTCCCGGTACTTTGCAATACCGAAGTCCCTCATCTTACTAAAGGTAGCTTGGCTCACATTGGTCCTCCTCTTCATCTTTAAATACAAAGTCAAAGTGAGTGAGCGGTTTCTTTCGTGGTATATCACTACGGACTACCTCACCATCTTTAACCATTAGTTCATTGTCCGCCCAAAAGCTGTGGTATCCTTCCTGTATCTGC